CATGATATAACAAAGATCAGATTCAGATCCAGCAGCGCCAACCGCTAGAACCAAACACTCACCTGAGCTATCAAAAATCTCAATAGATTTAATATCTTCATCGAGCGCAGCATCTAGTTCTGTATAAGCACTAGTAGTTACTGGCGTTGAATGAGCGTGTGTTACCTTCTGTTTAAATTTATTACCTAACATACTATCCATGTTATTTTTCCTTAGTTAAAGCCTTTTTAGAAACTGGCTTAGAGACTTTCTCTTCAACCATTTCTATTTTCTCTGCCTCAATCGACTTAAGTTCTAAGTCTCTTAAGTCTTGCTCAAGTTTCGCGATCTTAGAATCTTTCTCACTGAAAGCCGCTTGAACCTTTTCATCCTTAGATAATGGCATCGCGTACGCTTTATGTTCCGCGCCCTTGATGAACTTATCATCTTCCCATCTGCCAGCCGCAGAACCATCTTCATAGAATAAGTTTCCTGAGTTAATAGGGCGTTCAAAAGTTTTTCCGCCCTTACCAGTTCTCATTCTATATGGATCATGACCAACTACTGCTCCGGTTTTTGGATTCCTGTGTGTTACTTTTAAATCAAACATTAATAATCTCCTCGTTGTTGTTGTAAATCTTAATAGCCTACTACTTCGATGATCAGTTGATCAGGTGAAGTAAAAGTTGCGTTTGCATGTTCAGCGGGAACACCACTTGTTCCATCGTCTTCAACACAAACTATTGTTCCGGCACTTTTGTCCCATTGATAAGATAATAAAGGATCTGCAACGTCACCTTCAAGCACATTAAGTGATTGTAAAAGATTTGGGCAACCTAATTTATCTAAATCTAATGGAAGTCCGCCAGTAGGATATTCACCCGCTGCGGTTGTAAGTGCGAAAACTCTACGTCTTAAACCTGTTCCACGAAGTACAACTCCGTTGATCGGCTCAAGAGCTGTATATGTAACATCGCTTGCTGCTAAATCAGCCATAATATATCTCCTTAAAAATAAGGGGAGCTTAACTCCCCCCGTTTAGTTTATGCACTTGCAATCAAGTCGCTGTTGTTTCCAACATACTCAGGATCATCAGCACATTCTAGGAAAGGAAAACCCTTTCCAGTTGGGCCAGTTACTCCAACAGTGTGAGCAATTTCTACTGAATCGCCTACTGCTAAAGCAATGTTTACGTCTTTGTAAACTACTTTACCGATAGCTGTTGTATCAGGAAGAGTAAGTGTACCAAGAGCACTTTCGCCTGTAGCCGATAAAGGCGTTGGGCGTTTTGTGAATACTACAGTTGGAGCTGTTCCAGATCCGCCAATAGCTTCTCCTACAACAACAAAGCCGATGCGCTTAACGATACATGGAAATACACAAATGTATTCGCCGTGATCAGCCGAAGCTGCGCCAACATCCATTTCTTCCATAACTCCGGCGGTGCCGTCAGCTAATGGAATATTAGGGATTAGGTATTTACCCGCACTCCCATTTCTATCATAACTCATAATAAATCTCCTTAAATTTAATTCTTACGAACTAGTTAAATGAACCAATCTAGCTTCACCTGCGTTAGCAGAATCAGACCAAATTTGACCGAATGAATAAATTCCGTACCAAGCAACACCTTGAGAACGACCATAATCTTCTGGGTTTTTAGCTCTAAGCTCAGGATCTTCGGCAACTGCCATCACTAAGGCATCTTGCCCCATGAAAACACCTTCACCTAAAACAGAACCAGTTCCTAAAGAACCAGATAAAGCACTTGAATGATTTACTTCGATCATTCTAATGTTTTCCGCTCTACCAACTTCTGAGTTGAATTTAGCACTAGGATCAGTGTATTTCTTCCACTCTTCCCAAGCCGGATCTCTCATTAAACCACGTTTAGCTTTAGTAGCGATAAGACCTATATAGTCATCACCAACAGCAGGCTCGATGTTTAAAGTAGAGAACATATAATCTCTGATCTCTTCAACATGATACATGTTTAAGTTTACTGTTGCAGCAGAACTAGCAGTTCCATCAGTATCGAAAGTTAAAGCACTTACGCCTGTAGGGATTGCTTTGATTTGGCCAGCTTTAGCAGCAGTAGCGGCATCAATGTCTAGAAGTAACTTCATTTGATTTTTTAACTGTCTTTGAACAGCGTTTTTTAAGTCGATGTGACTTAAGTCAGCAGCGAAAGAAGTAAATGGAACTGATCTTCCATTTTCAGCAACAGTAACCGCTTGCATAGATAATGTAATATTATCTTCTGGGATTCTGTTATTCTCGCTTAATAAGCTTGAGCTAGGAACACTAATGTTACTTACTCTTGTGATGTTTATACTTTCACCCATTTTTTTGCCATAACCCGGCTCTGGACGTACAAACTGCATAAATTTAGTTTCAGCAATCGCAGCTTCGCGAAGTTGAGAACTAAGTTTATGGTTTTTATAAACGCCCGTAGGAGCGTCATATTGCCATTGAAAACTCATGTTTTACCTTCCTTGATTAGTATTATTTTATGCCGAGAACATGAGTCCTTGACACAGGTTAAATTAACCTACCCTTCTGATGGTTATTTATTTGTGATAAGAAATCAACAGGTTTCTCAGGGCTTACTTGTTGAGTTACCTCTCCACCCTTTCCTGCACTTACTTGCGATGCTACACGAGGTAGTTCGGTAGTAGGTTTCGAAGCGTCATCCCACCTTTTTAATTCTGCGCGCGTTTTTGCCGCTAAAATCTTTAAAGCTTCATCTGAGCTCTTCATTTTTCCTAAAACATCCCACTCATCGGTTAAAATACTCTTAACTAGGCGCTCTTTTACTTGTAAATCAGGATTATCGGCCCAAAACTTATTCCAAAGTTCCTTTTCTCTTGCCTGCGTTGATTGTTCTTGTGTGATTTCTTGTTTAACACTCGTGCGTATATCTTCGCCATATTGTTTAAGAAATCCTTTAGGATCAGAATAGAACTTTTCATCGAAATCATCTTCTTGAGGTTCGGCGGCCTGTTGGGTAACTTGTGGTTGAGATCTTAGCGCATCATCCATGCCTTGACGATAAGCGTCTTGAGCTAATCTCTCTTCTGCCAATTTGTTCGCATAATCCCAAGCGTCTTCTTGTTTTGCGAAACTTTGGTTTCCTATTTTAATATTTTCTTCTACAGGTTCGGGAGCCACAGTGGGGGCTTCGCCCTCAACTACTTCTTCCGCGCCTATGTTCATATCTTCGGGGCTACCAGTAACTAAAGGTTGTTCTTCAATTACGCTATCTTGATTTTCTTCACTCATTGTTGTTTCTCCTTATTTATTAATCTTTGTTTCTAAATGTTCAACAGTATTATTTGATCTATGTATATCGGCCAAAAGGGTTTGATATACACTGATCTCGGCGGCAATAGGTTCTAAAACTTCACCTGCTTTATAACTCATAATAAGTCTCGCTATTGCGGCTTGTTTTTTATTCTCATAAAGTTGTACCAAAATAGGCGTGGCTAGTCTAAGCGTTCGCCCTGCGTTTAGCTTGTTTATTTCTTCGCTTGTTATCATCTTTTGGACTCCTTATATTAAGTGCTCGGGCAAGTTCATCGCTGAAATGCCCAAGTTTAATTTCGTATGATTTGTGCTCTCTCTTTGGCTTGTTGTTTTTATTCTCTTTCATTATTGCTCTTGTGCTCCGGTTGGTGTTGCTGCTGATCCGGGAAATTGTGACTGAGGCATACCTCCGCCAAGTATTTCTTGTAAACTTCCCGTATCGGCTTGTGGTTGTTGTGATTGTTGATCAGGGCCGCCTTGTTGAGCGGGCTCTTGAGCTCCCTGCGCTTGTTCTTGTTCAAGTTTTGGAATCTCAAGTTTGTTTTTATCTATATCAAGACTTGTTAGGATTTCTTCCATAAGTTCGCCGAAAGAATATTTCTTAACAAACTCTTCTACTAGAACTTCCGAGCCACTTATTGTTTGTAACATCGTGGTTAGTTTTCTAAAATCCTGAGCCCTATTAAGAGTCATAGAAACTCCAAAGACTGTAAATTTAATTCCCTGAACTGTTGAGGCAAATATATCTTCGGGATCAAGAGAACTTAGTTCTTCTCCGCGAGACTTTCCAAACAACGCTACTAGATCATCTTCGTTAAGCTCATCCCAGCCCTGTGCGATTGTAAGCCATGCAAGTTCAAGTTCTTTTTGAATTGATTTAGATTCGAAGTTTTTAGCAAGGCCTTGGAACACGCTAGTAATAGTATTTGATTGCTCAACAGTTGCCGTTGCGCTCGATTGTCTAAATGGAGTAACGCCCGAACGAAGATCACTAGTAAGTGCGCTTGCGTTGAACTCTTGCTGAACAATGTTCATAACTTCCATTCCGTCTTTAGGAACATCCGCGGTAATTACTGGCTCGGCAACTTTTGCTCCCGGAGGCGCATTTTCGTTTATTTTTAAACAAGTTCCGGGTTTAAGTCCATCCTCAACTTGGCTTGTATCTTCTAGCCACGCGGTTCTGATTTGACTAATTCCGTTCACGGCTTTCATCGCACCATCAAGCATAAGATTATAAATTTCAATTAGCGCGGCGTTGTGCTGAGTCGGCGCATCCATAAGAGCTTTGTGCCAAACACTATCAGGTACTTCGATTAAAGGTGCAATGTTATAAGGTGAGCATTGATGCCATAATGGATTCTCAGTAGGCCTTCTTATTAACCACTTATCGTTGGCCATCGTACATACTACGTTTTCGTATAAGATTTCGCCCTGCTTATCTAGAACTGTTCCCCAAAATTCCGTGATCTTAACTCTGTTACGAAAGTTTCCAGTTGGAGTATCTTGATTAGTCTCGCGCTGCTTTCTTTGTTCTTCCTCGAGATCTTCTTGGGTGTGTTTTGAGATTTGATTAACCACTTCTAGGTCATAGATTGCATCTTTTCCTTGGGCAAGTTTCTTAAGGGCGTGAAAATCCATCCACATATCTTCAATCTCATAAAGTCCATTTCCGGTAGGATCAGGATAATAGTTTTCTTGTGGCACGAGATCTACATTAAGGCGAAAACTTGTGTCTTCAACTTTAACTAGGGTTTTTTTATAACTCTTTCCGCGGCCTGATTTTTTAGTTTTATATTTAGGCTTAATTTCTTTTGTTCCATAAGTTTTAGAAATCTTAAGCGATCCTAATAAGGCGCTCTTAACACTATTACCTACGTGAGTGTAATAATCATTAAGTTCAAGGTGGCGAACTAGAACACTTTGCATCTCGTGAGGCTTAATCAACATAGTCGCTTCGCTATCGGGATTAGTCGCTTCGATTTTAAACCAATTTCCCATATCAATTAGTGCTTGTTGGAAGAAACTACTTATTTGCTCTACTGCCATAGGTTGTTTAGAAAGTATTTCTTGTGACTGGCCTTCTTCTTTGTGATCAAAGTCGTGCCTTAAATGATACATGTTATAATTTGCTTCGTTAAGTTCCATTCGAGATTGTTTAGCATCACAAGACTCATCACGAGCTGTGCGCATGTAATCCATAACTTCTTCGTCTTTATCGCTGTTTGATTTCTTTTTCATAGCCATATTTTAATGATCCTTGTGATTTGTTTTTTGTGTTACCTGCGCCTTTAGTAAAACCATATTGTGGCGTAGGGATGTTACTTTGTATAGTTTTAGTTTGCTTAAGCACTCCGCCACATAAGTATTGAAGGGCATCATGGGGATGTGAGTAGGCGTTTTTAAGTGGCCTAAGCTTTGTAGGTTCGATCTCGCCGTAAGATTCCGGATACATAAAACCCCCAAGAAATCCTTTAGTTAACATCGGACAAGTAGACTCGTTCATAATTATTCCGGGGCCTTGTTTTGTATGTATCATTAGAAAATGATTAACCGCGCCCTTTCGTTTTTCCCAAGTTACGTCTCCCGGCGAAATATTTCTCAGACCTTGTTTTCGCATCTCGAGCATACAAGTATTCGAGTCTGTTTGGGTTCTAAAAGTTCCGGCGGGATCTATAAAGTGCCTAAAATCTTTATCTTGATCGTTCCAGCTTGGATATTTAATCATAAGATGGTTCATGACTTTGGGCGAGAACGTGTCGATAGATTCATTAACGGCTACGTATTCGCCAAGTATAATTAGTTGATTTCCTTGCATCTGGCCTACAATGGCACTAGGAGTAAGACCGAAATCCCATCCAAGTAAAAGTGGAAGGCCAAGTTGAGGTTCTAATAGCTCTTCGGTCATGTGAAGTTGGCGTTTGAAATCTCCATAAACCGGAAGGCCTTCGAAACTGTCCCAATTAAGTTCATATTCTTGTAAATACTTTCTTCGGGGCATAGATTTCATAACACTAAGCCTATAATCCTCGGAGCGCTTGTGTGGATTGGCTGTGTAGTGGATTTCGAAAACCATAAAACGATTGTCGTTATTTAACCATGTAGTTATGCCTTGTATTGGGGATTTTCTATTTCCCGGCCTTGTAGAAAGATCAACATCGCTATTAACTGTATCGAAAACTACTTTTTTGAAAAATCCCGGCGCAGGAGAGGATATTAAACTCATTCGGCCTCCGCCCTCTAGGGTTGGAAACGCAGCCGAGTAAAAATCTTCCGCATCCGGCCAGAACGCGCACTCATCTCCGAGTATCCCTGAGAAGGTGAACTGTCTTAACTGATCCGCTCCCATTGGGAAGCCTTGTAGTTTAGAATTTATCTCCGGGAATGCTAAAACTGGCGGCTGTTGTTTGACTTTCTTTTTAGGCAAAAGTTTCCTTGGGATCTTATCCTCGGGTATGTGATCGAAAATAAATTCACACTTATCAATCAGCTCTTTACTATCGTCTTCTTTTTTAGATACTAGAGCGTTATATCTACCTTTATTAAATATCGTATCCCAAGTATATAAGCTTACGTTTATCCAACTCATCATCATTCGGCGAGATTTAGGAATAGCTAATAAGGGATATTTAACCCAAAGTTTACAATAGAGTTTAAGATATTCATAATCATCAATAGGGATTTGTTTTATTGGGTTTTCCTGATCAACCTGATCGAGCGTATAAACACAATCGCGAATGAACGCAACAGGATCAGTTCGATAACGATTATAGCGCTGTAAAACAGATTCGCTCACTTAACACCCTTACGAAGTAAGTTCACCCGCTGTTCCATTTGAAAGCTTCCTTGGGGCGTGTTGGTTTCTTCAACCGGATCGCGATCACTTGGAGTGTGATTAAAAATAGGTTCAGGTTTTTTCTTCTTATCAACTACATCTTGGCCCCGAAACATGCTTTCGTTTTGGCCCTGAGCTTTGGCTTTAGAATAAACATCGCTCTCGCGAGTTTTATGTTCATTAAGTTGTTTCATAAAACCTGATTGTTTCGTTTTGCTTAGTTCTTTTTGCTGCGCTTTAATCTCTCTATTGAGTTTTAAACTCGCATCATGAAAGAAGTTTGATCTTTTTTTACTCTTTGCCATCTTTATTGTCCTTTTTACCTACCTTCACACTCGAAGGCACGTTGTTTAAAATCCATTCGTCCATATCATCGCGCTCAGTATCTTCAATTAAGATCTCTTCGCCCTGTTCTTTGGCCTCGCGCATTTCATCAAGCTGGCCAATAAGATCACCTAATAAGTTTCCCTCGACATTTACTTGTTGAGAGGCTTTTCCAGTTACCTTTTCTAACAACCACTTACTCGCATCTAGTCTTAATCTATCATCCCCCGAGGTTGATATAACATTCTCAACCACATCCATAGCTTTAGGTAAGCCTTGTTTGAATCGGTTCTCAATATTTCCGCCCCATTGTTCTTTTTGGATCTCTTTAACTCGGTTCTTAACATAAGTATTGCCCATGATTGTGCTAACCCATGCTTGAGTCATGTCCATCTGTTCGGCGATCCGTTTTTGATCCATTCCACTTGCGGCCATAAAAGCCACGGTTTCGTATCGGTATTTTTGGGGATTCGATATTAGTTTATCGCCCCAAGATTTATCCTCTTCTTCGACTGTTGTAATGGGTTCCGGATCGGGAAACATGTTGTCGTTTTCTTCGTTGTTGTTTTCCATTATAACTCATCTATCCAAGTTGTTATTGTGCCTCTAGCTGCGCTTTCTTTTACTGCCATATAATACCAATCAATTTCAAAATGATTTACTTGAGTTGCTGCTGTTGTTCTTGTTGCTATTGAAAACCCTGCTGGAGATCCTGCTGCTGGAATATTATTAGCTGTAGTTTCTGTATGAGCTAAAACTCCATCAATATAATATTTAATGCTTGATAGGTCTTGAGCTATGTCTACTTCTAAGTTAACCCAATTAGTTGAAAACGCAATACCAGTATCAACGTCAACTGTGGCTGCTGAGCCATTACTGTGTGCTAGCCAATTTGTTGTATTAACACCATAGTCAAGATGCAATCCTGTTGCTTCTGTAGCAAAGACATGTGTAACATTATTAGTAAGACCAAAGAAGAACTCATAATCTTCTGTAGCAGTAGGTAGGTCTATGATTTTAACTGCCGTACCTACCTTTATCCTAGCATCACCATATCTAATGGTATTTTTATAATTAGACGATACAAGGCTTGCTGATGCGCCTGCTGAAGTACCACAACCCAAATTTAAAATACCAGCTCTGTTTGCATAACTGCTGGTTGAATGTGCTCTTGACGAACCTGTGCCAGTATAGAAGAATTGCAATCCCATGTTGCCATCAGGATAACCTAATGTACTTGTAGCTATTGCTCCGAAACAATCACCATAATATAAACGCCAATCCGTACTTACTGGATTCCAAGCCTTACCAACTACCTGTGTCTCTGTTAATCCTATGCTATCGTCTGTAATCCAATCAGTAATTACACCCCTTACTGTAGCGGGACGGAAAGCCTGATACATCCAATCAATTTCAAATGATCTCGCTGCCCCTGCTACACTGAACACCCCACACATAGGACTCAAACTTGCATCAGGCATATTAGTTGTATGTGTAGCAACTAAGTTTCCATCAATATAATATCCATGTGAAGTATTATCAGCGTTTACAATAACCTCAAATGTGTGCCAAGTTCCAGCAACAAAAGCAACTCCTGTGTCTGTTGTTGTTCTTGTTCCTGCCCTTACTGAGGCTGCAATATAATTTGTTGTACTGACAGTTCTATCAATACCAATATAGGTCATATATGTACCAAGACTATTAGTATCCATACTATAACCAAAAGCATAAACTGAATCATCTGTGGCATCAGGAATATTCACAGGCTTAAAACCAAAACCAATTCTATGATCACCATCACCAAATCTAGTATCTGATTCATATCCAATTAACATGCCGTAGGTTGTGCCGCCACCAACTGTCACAATGCCAACTCTATGTTCTTCGCCACTAGCTAAAGCTGTCTCGGCAACAACCGCACCTGTTGAGGCTAATCCCCTCATTGGTAGCTCACCCCAAAAATTATTACCATCACCTTGAGTAAATTCGTTTCTTCTAATTTTCCAATGCGTATCTACTGGGTTCTCTATACCACAAACTGTGCTTATAGTGCCGCTAACTGTTCCCCACTTAACACCACTCGCCTCTCCACTGTCAGCAACTAACACCTGATCATTAGTTCCTACGCCAACTCTTATGGCATTACTTCCATCTTCAATAATCAAATCACCCTTAGTAGTCGTAGGAGTAACGTCATCTATATCAACACTGTGTGGGTTTGTAGTATCAGCAATATGTGTATCTATCTGAGCATGAGTATTAGTGCCAATATTAGTTAAAGCTGTGTGATCTGATGTACCACCCCCACCTGCTCCATACTCTGTAACTGTGCCAGTATCGTCCTTAGTCGATAACTTCTTACTTGTGCTATCAACATAAACTTCACTCGTTCCACTTGCTGGCGTTGCTGGCTCGGCTTCGTTTGTTATTTTTATTTTACCCATATTAATCCTCTATGTATCTTTTTGTCTGACTTCTATTATTAAAAATCTTCTACCCATCTTATTGCTGCCGTGGCGTCTGTAGTAGTCGAAGATGCATTTACGGCTAAAGTCAATGTTTCACCTGGCAAAATAATAATATCTGTGGTTGATTGACCTGTTTCACTTACTGATCCTGCTGCGGCAAGTGTTCCAAAATCAATGATCTGTCCATTAGTTACTGTAGTCCCTGCCGTATCATAATCAATAACTGAAGTGTTTGTTGAAATATCAGTATAAGAAGGTGTTCCACCTAATGTTGCATTTTTAACAATCTGAAACTCGGCTGGCTTATTGCCATCAACTGCAAGACTATATTTCAAAATATTAATCGGTGTTCTATTTGTTATGGTTTGATAAGTTGATTTGTTTCTTATTGTGATTATGTTTGTCAGGGCAGTAGTGACACCTGCTTTACTATTGCCTATTGCATTTGTCGGACCTAAATATTCAACCTTACCCTCTATCTCGCCACAAGCTGAAGCACCTTTTAACGTCACATTCGATGTATTGGTCGTATTCTCTACCGACCATAATATAGGAAATGATGGATTTAATAATGATGGTACTGTGTTAGCATTTGCATATCTAACTTGGTGTACTGGAACAAAACGGCCTGTGTTTGCATCTTCAATAGCAAACTCAATAAGACCAAAGCCTAACCATTGGAAATTAATTTGGTAAACATTGCCTTTAGTAGTATCTAAGTTTTGGCCTGTAGGGTTTGACGAACCACCTGTGCCGTCCATTTTGTCACCATTCCAGTCTGCCTGAGCCACCCAAGTGTCTACACTATTATTTCTTGTCATAACCCCAAAAGAATCTCCATTAAAACCAAAAAACAACCCATCAACATCATCACCAGCTCCGAAAAGCTGCGTTGAGTTTGCTACTCCTGGAGTAAACAAAGCAGTCCCCCTAATGTGACAGCCCTGGCCAGGTCTGTACTTTAAAAATCTTTTTGTTTCTACCATTGCACTAGAGCTTGATGCAGCAGTTGTTTGTAAAACTACCATTGAATCAGCTTGTGTTATTGTTCCACTTCCTGTAACTGTACTATCAACCATATCTGCATTAACATTGGAAATAAAATCAACTTGAATAACAGGGGTT